AGGATAAAAAATGGCAATTACACCACGATCAATGATGGGCTTACCTAATAGTCCTAGTTTTAGATATAAAGCACTTAATCCTGCATATCAGTCTGATCCTAGACGTATATTAGGACAATCTTTAATGACACAAGGGGCATCGTCAGCACCAGTTAGAACACCCTTACAAGGGCTTGGTAGGCTTAGTTCTGCATTAGTTGGTGCTTACTTGCAAAAAGGTGCAGTTGATCGACAAGTCGCTAGAGAAGATGCTTACAAAGATTCTTTGACTCAAGCATTAAGTGGCATTGATATGAGTAAAACACCTTTCTTGCAATCTATCGCACAATTTAATCCAGAAGGTGCTTTAAACTTAGGTGGTCAATTAGAAATAAAAAGAGCCACTACAAAGCCAACTGAAACATTTAAAACCTTAACAAATGAAGAAGCTATAGCACAAAATCTTCCAGTTGATAGAGGTCAAGTTTATCAGATTGGTAGTGTTGGCAAAAAAATTACTCCTATTGGTTCAACCACAGGTGCATCTATGGGTACGTCTGTCGCACAATTAAACAGAGCAATAGAACTTACTAACAAAGAAACATTAACAGACCCAGAATCACAGGAACTTAGAGGTTTAAAGGCATTACTCAAAAAAGACACAAGAATTAATACAATAAACCCAACTACAGGCAATACTGAATCTATTGTACTACCAGGTGTTGATATTGAAAATATTTTAACTGGTGTAGATAAAAAAACAGATGACGATGTTGATCCTACAATAACTAAACAAGCAAAGCTGACTGAAAAAGAATCTAGTTTTATATCTGATGCAGCTTCAGCAACTAATGATATAAAAACAGTTGTAGACATTATGTTTAATGGTGATTTACAAAAGGGCGAATATAATCAGTTAGTATCTATAGGAGCAGGCACTAGTCCTGGTAGGGCAGCAAGTGGTGATGCACAAAGATTATATAATGCAATCCAAAATTTAGTTGATTTACGACTTAGAAAAAGAACTGGTGCAACAGCAAATCAATCAGAAATAGACCTATACCAAAGTCAAGTATTACCTGGTTTTACAACTAGGGATAATACGGCAAGGGCAAATGTTGAAAGATTACTTGTAGAATTATCTGCAAACATTAATGCATTTAAACAAGGTAGAAACGTAAAAGGTTTACCAGATATTGATTTAGATAGTTTTTTAAAAAAAAGTGAGAATAAAACTAAAAAAAGTAATTTAATTAATTTACCAGACTAGGATATATAATGGCAAAACAGGTATCTATAAATGAAAGTGGTGCATCATTAGCAATTAGAGCAGCCGTAGGAAATGCACCAACAGAGCAAAGAAAATCTATATTAGAAAGATATTATCCAAAAGTTTATTCATCTGGAGACTTGCAAAAAGCTAACCCTGATCTTGATATAGAAAATAAATATGGTTCTGATAATCTGTTTTTTTTGGATAAAAATAACAATCTAACAGTTTATAATCCTCCTGGTTTAGACTTTGGCGATGTATCTAGTGTTGGTAGAGAGTTAGCTAGTGGAGCAGGTGGATTTGTCGGTGGTGCTTTGGCTTCTCCTGGGATTGTTACAACTCCTCTTGCTGTTGCATTAGGTAGTGAAGCAGGTGGTCAATTATATGATGTTGTAAGTGATGCACTTACTCCTGGAGAAGTTAAAAGACCATTAGCACAAAACCTAATAAGAGCAGGTGAGAATATAGGCATGGAAGCTGTTGGTGGTAAAATTGCTGACAACACAATGCGTGGCCTAAAAAACATAGTGCAAAAAGGTACACAAACATTAACAGGTATTAAACCAGGTCAAAGAGCAAGAGACTTTGATAATATTGGAGTGCAACCAACTGTAGCAACTTTAACAGGTAGTAGAGGTGTTGCTAATGTAGAAGAAGTTTTAGGTGGCAATATATTTGCTGCTGATATCATTGGTGCATCAAGAGATAAATTACAAAAACAATTAAAGGATGTAGTAGGAAAAATTACCACAAATTTAGGAGATGCTGCACCGAATATACAAGATGTTGGTACAATAATTAAAACTGGATCAAAAAATTATTTTGACAAAATACAAGCCAAAAAAGAGACTTTGTATGGAGCAGCGTTTGATGCAGCAGGTAACGCAAAAGTAAATTTAAATAATGTTAGAACATTAAAAGCAAATTTAGAAAATGAATTAGCTTCAGCACCAAACACATTGAAAAGTATATATAAACCATCATTAGATAAAATAAATAATTTGTTAAATGATGCTGCTGATGGGTCTGTGCCACTTAATGTTGCTAGACAAATTCGTACTGAAATAGGTAAAATTATAGGCCCTGCTACACCAGGAAAGATCAAAATTGAATCTACAGGTGATGGTAAATTAAATGCAATTTATGGTGCTTTATCTAAAGATATATTTTCATCTGTAGATGCAGTAAGTCCACAAGCTAGTAGGTTGTTAAAAAAGGCTGACCAATATAATAAATTTGTCTCAAAAAAGACAGGTGGTGTAGAAAAAACTATTGAAAATATACAAAATAAAGCACTTGATTCACAGGTTTTTTCTTTTGCTATGCAAGGTGGTAAACAAGGTAGCCAAAGAATTAAAGAAGTTTTTAAAACTCTTACAAAACCAGAAAGAGATGCTGTTTCATCAACAATATTTTCAAAATTAGGTTATAACAAAGCTGATCCTCAATCTGGTTGGTCACCAACAACTTTTCTTAATGAATGGGATAAATTAGATACAGGTGTTAAAAAGATTTTATTTAATAGACCAAGACAAAAAGAAGTTGCAAAAGAAATAGATAGTTTAGTTAGAGTTGTAAGAACAGTCGATGAAAGACGTTTATTAAATAATCCCTCTAGAACTGGCTCTGTAAATATTGGCTTTGCTAATGTTACTTCTTTGCTAACGTCAGGTGGTTTGTTTCTTACAGGGCAACCAATAGCAGGTACAGCAGTAGCAAGTACAGTTTTAGCACCAAGATTTGCAGCAAAATTAATGACAAGTCCTAAGTTTATTAGGTGGGTAAAATCAACAGCACAAGTAGCTAACAAAGGTGTAAATCCATTATCTATACAGTTTGGAAAGTTAGCAGCACTACCAGGTAAAGATGGTGAATTAGCAGAAGCTATTAATGCTTTTACAGGTAATCTCTCACAGAACCTATCACTACCGACAGTCAATATAGAATGACCCAAAAAAGACTACAAGTAGATTCAATGTATGCACATTTGGATGCCGATGGTGATGGTGTTGTTTCTGACCAAGAATTTGAGATGAAACAGAAGCTAGTGCTGCTTGAGAATGAAGATAAGAAACAAGACCAACAAAGATACCTAGTGTGGTTTTCTGCATTGTCGGTAACAGTCTTTATAGTTGTTCTTATGACACCACTAATACCAATGGAACGTATAGATCACTTATCAGGTATAGCTGAAATATGGGTGCTTAGTAACATGGGTGTTATTGGCAGTTTCATTGGTTTTAATCAGATAGCAAAGAAGAAGGAGACTAAGTAATGGAAAGCATGGTCTTAGATGCCTGGAATGATCTTAGTTACATAGAAGGTGCTTTGTTTACCTTTTGGTTATTTATTCTTTACTACGGCAAGGTCTGGATAGATAGCCGATTTAAAGGAAAGGAATGTAAATGCTCACAGCGTTAATAGGGCCTGTATCTAATCTTTTAGGTAAGTTTATAGAAGATAAAGATATGAAGAATAAGTTAGCACATGAAGTTGCTACTATGGCTGAAAGTCATGCACAAGAATTAGCTAAAGGCCAAATAGAAATAAACAAAGCAGAAGCTAGTCATAAATCTATATTTGTTGCAGGTTGGAGACCTTTTATTGGTTGGACTTGTGGCATAGCTTTATGTTGGCATTTTGTATTAGCACCAGTAACAATCTTTGTTTGTGCTTACCTAGCTATAGAAATACCAGAACTACCTACATTTGACATGGGATCGTTGATGACAGTCCTTATGGGTATGCTCGGTCTAGGAACACTTAGGACATATGAAAAGCAAAAAGGACTGACAAAATGAACAGCATTTACATGAGGTTATATGACTTCTTTCATGCCATAGCTAACTTTTTTTGGCACAAGTACATAAATTCATTAAAGACAGGAAAGAGCAAACAAAAATGAATATAGAGCAGCTACGCAAAGAATTAGAGTTAGATGAGGGCTGTAAACATGAAACGTACTTGTGCAGTCAAAACGTGGTTACAGGTGGAATCGGTCACATGATAACAGAATGGGATGATGAAAAGTATGCAGAGGTTGGTGTAGAAATATCAGATGAGCAGGTAAAGGCTTGGTTTAACAAAGATATAGAAACTGTCCTTAGTGACTGTGAATTATTATATGATGACTTTGACCACTTACCAGAAGAAGCACAGCTAATCATAGCTAATATGATGTTCAATCTTGGTTATCCTAGACTAAAAAAGTTTGTAGGCATGAAAGCAGGTGTTGATGCTAGGGATTGGAACAAAGCAGCCGATGAGATGATTGACTCTAATTACTACAGGCAACTTCCTAACAGAGCAGGTCGTTTAGTCAAACGTATGAGATCATTACATGGCTCAATCTAGGAAAAAGAAACCTGTAAATCTATCTGTTGGTAGGGGCGAAAAACTATCTGTTAAAGCAGGTGGTGGTCTAACAGCAAAAGGTAGAGCCAAATACAACAAAGCCACAGGTAGTAAATTAAAAGCACCAGTAACAGGTAAAGTTAAACCAGGCAGTAAAGATGCCAAGAGAAGAAAGTCTTTTTGTGCAAGGTCTAAGAGTTGGACAGGGCCAAGAGGGAAAGCTGCAAGACGTAGATGGAAATGTTAACTAACAAAGGAGAAAGCTAATGCCAATGGGTCGTGGAACTTATGGAACTAAAAAGGGTAGACCACCAAAGAAAAAAGGTGTCAAAAAAATTAAGATGAACAAAATTGGTAAGGGTAAAAAGTAATGGCTAAAAGACCAGGCTTATATGCCAACATTCATGCAAAAAGAAAAAGAATAAAG